ATGTTGCACTAGATCAAGGCCATAACGTGCATGCGTACGACATAGATTTGGGTTATCCTGTAACAGAAGTTGAACTAGTTCACGCTGCTTTTATGATACGAACGAAAGAGGATTACTGGAATAGGCCTTTTGTGCTACACTATTCTGCGCTTGCTCCTACCCAAGAAGCTTTCTACTTGATGCACACTCTTGGCAGGACGAACACGACAGCGCTCAACTTTGATATAGACATCCCATCTCTTGATTCTGATCTGCTCCTGCTTGACCCAATAGGCGGGGGCGGCGTCGTTACTCTCAACTTCGAGGAGATAGACTGGAAAGATCATGACACGATGTGGATGTACATAACTGACTATGTGAAGCTCAATAGGCTTGAAGAACAGTTCGCGGCCGTATTAGAGTCATTTGGTACCATGTTTGCACACCCTATGTGGTCTTCAATTGAGGCGTGTATTTACCAAAACGTCACACTTCAGATTACTTTGCCTGCGTTTTCACCTACTCGGGCCAGGATACATACTGCTCTCGAGGGTGAGCCGTTCGTACCTGAAGCAGGACCGGTAGAGTTCATTGTCGAACAAGGCCGTATGCCGAAACAGTTTTTACAGTTCTCAGCAGTGGCTAACTACTACATGTGGTATGGACACTATGCTATGTATCACAATGCCGCTAGAGGCCGGCGTGACTGGAAAAACGTCTTCGGCTCTATAGACCATGACCTCGACATTCTGCGCTCACCAGTAGCTAGGGCCGCTAGCATATCTGCTATCACCGGACAAGAATTTACGACTTTTATGAATGAAGGTTGCAACGTCACTTTAAATTTTGAAGATCTATATGATTCGGGGTGGAAAGTGACCGGTGAGGAAAAAGATCATGCTATACGCTCTCCTGTCGAGATAAATGCTATACCAGCACCCGTCTCGGGAAGTCTGATTCTAGGTGCTGTTGCCGGTGAGTATGAAGTGCTGCGACACTTGAGAGGTTTGCAGACGATACCTGTATCACAGTTCAGAGGTCAGATGGTTCCGAACGAGCATGTTCTTTCACTTGCGAACGTCTACAGGCTATTCGGACATGACACAGTCTTCACTAGGATAGACACCATGCAAGAAATCAAGCCTTGGGCTACAGCACACGAATGCATAGTAGAGCCTTCATCCGTACCTTTTGAACATGAATACGACGTACCAATCGTTCTACGCGACAGTGAAGAACGACAAGGCAGACACTATTTACTCCCGTCTCTTGGTAGCTTGCCGGGGTCTGATGATCTTGTAGTCATGATCCGCAGGCCATTCATTGACCTGTGTGAGTACGGCACCCGGAAGACTGTAACTTCTTCACATAGGCCGACACGTCTAAAACCAGTAGTGGGCAAGTTTCAGATTAAAGCGGGAGCGAGGATCATGGAGCACTTGATTGCTTCACGTCGCGTCCCCGCACCGCAGCGCAGGCCGGATTTTCACAGGGACTTGCCGGTCACGACCCCAAATCCCCC